GGGGTTCGAGCATCTGCCGAAACGCATCCCTTGTGGCAAGGGCACGTCACTGGATCCCCAGTTGGCGGCGGTGCCACAATTGCTCAGCTTCAAAGCCAAGTACGAGCGCCGGGCCGAGAAAGACCAACGGGTAGTTGAGGAGTTGCGGCAACTCGCGGAGATCATCGCGCCGTATGCCGGCGAGGTAGAAATGACGGTTGCCAAGGCGTACGAATTGGCCGTCGGAAACGTACCCTCACAGTTATTGGTGAGGGTACGTGGCGCCAGCATTCGTTAATGAGTCTAATCGTATCGAGCGGCTCCGCGCAAGCCCAAAGTTGCAGCCACCTCACATTTCCCTGTAACTTCAGGAAATATGGGAGCTTCAACCGCATGGTTTCCTCGCGCAACGCGCTCTTCGAAGCTCACTTCCACCTCATTCGGCCGATCGCGGCGGCCATCAAGAGAAAGCTGCCACCCAACTTCGCGATCGAGGACCTGGAGCAGCTCGGCGCGCTCGGACTACTCGCGGCCGCCAGCCAGTGCGACCCGGCGAAGTGCTTCGCTGCTTATGCGAAGACCAGGATTCGCGGCGCGATTCTAGACGGCATCCGGAGGGACATCGCGGCAGGGGTTCGCACCAGCGGCGCCGTGATCGAAGCCGCATCGCAGCAGCCCGGAGAGATCCACTCGCTGCGCCATGCCATGCAAGCGCTGACTGCCAAGCAGCGCCAAGCTCTTGTCCTGCGCCTCGAGGGCGAGACGCGTCCAAGCGCCGGCCGCAAGATGGGTGGCATCACTGTGAGCGCCGTGAAAGACCTCGAACGACGCGCGATCGCGAATCTGCGAAAGCGTCTTGCCTCGTAACCCCCTGCTGTTTGCCTGGTAGATTTTCGATACGCCAGTGTGAGCGTCATTCCGATTTACAAGCGGCCAAGCCAGACGCAAGCGGCGCGGCTGGTGGATGAGTTCGGGCGCCTGGATGCCGAGCTTCGCGCAATCAAGCCCAAGCAGCAGCGCCACGAGCAACTCCGGAGGCAGATCGCCTCATGGTATGAGGACGAGGATGCCAGCCGGGAGTTCGTAGTTGCCGGGCGGCACTACACGGTCGAGATTTCAGCGCGGGCGAAGGAGCGGCGCATTCGCTCGATGAAGGCGCTGCTCGACCGGCTGGGCTACCCTGTATTTCTCAAGCTCTGTACGTTCCCCTTGAAGGTGCTCGATGAGCACTTCCCTGCCGCCGACCGGGCCGACCTGGTCGAGGAGACATACACCGGAGCACGAAGAGTGACAGCCATTCCGAAATACCAAGCGCTTGCGCGCGCTGGCTGAATTTTCTCCAGCGCGCAGGTTAACCGATTGTGAAACTGCGATTAGAATGGGGGCAGAATCATGTTTCGCCCGCGATGCGCGAGGCGGAATCAGCGCCATCCGAGGAAAGCGCAGGACGGGCTCGAAGGCCGTCCCTAAAGCAACCTCCCGGTTGCAGCTCACGCGAGCTAATCCGACTCCCGGTCACCGATGTATACCCGACGTGTCTCTGACCAAGCACAATCTGCCAGCGCGAGTACGCCTCGTGGATCGCAAGGGGGAGTTCGTACGCTGGTGCTCTGCGGACGAGGCGGCGGCGATGATCGCCGCGGGCGAGGTCGAGAGCCTGCGCACACGCAGGAAAATTCACGCGATCCGATGGCGCCAGCCGGAACCTGATCTGAGTAAGAGGCGCTTCATACGCCGGGCCGGATTCGGAGACGCGCACCGCCGGGAGACCTACGAGAATCCGAAAGGTGTCTGGACACTCGACCCGATCCGGCCATCCAATAAGCGCCTGTTCACCGTCGTGCGTGACGAAATCCTCGTGACCAGATCCGAGAAACTCGCAGCTTAATTGCTATGACCAGAGTGGAACTGATCGAGAAGATCGCGCGGGCGATCGCCGAGATGGAGGGTTTCTACGTCACCTCTGAAAGGCCGACCCTCGCTCAGAGAAACGCGAATCCAGGAAACATCCGGCAGTGGCGCGACGCGCGCGGCCGGCCGTATCCCACCCATCGCGGTTACGTGGACTTCGTCGGGTGGGCATCCGCGCGGTTTCCCGGTGCCTCGGCCGAGGAACTCAGACGACAGGCGATAGAGGAAGGCTGGCGTATCCTTCGCGTGCTGATTGGGCAGTACCTCGATGGGAAATACACACACGGCAAGCCGCCGACTGCGGAGCAAATGTTCAGGGTATATGCGCCTTCCGCGGACGGCAATCATCCGGCCAAGTATGCGCGTTTCGTTGCTGGCAAGATCGGCGCGCGCCCGGACCAGAGACTCATCGACTTGGTGGGAACCTGATGTCCGGGTCACTGCCTTTCGAACGAGTGGCGCAAAACGAGCGGGCCTGGCTGGTGATGGATTGCTGTTTGCGGGCACTGACGCGGCGTCAGTTTGAAGTGCTGAGCCTTCTCTATAGCCGGGATATGTCTCAGGTAGAGGTCGCCGCGGCGTTTGGAGTGAGCAAGGTGGCCGTGTGCAGAATGCATGCGAGGGCGTTGCGCACACTCCGTGCGGAATTGGCGGCGAGGAAAGTGTTCGCACTGTGGCAGATCTGAAGGGGAGAAACGCAATGCCTGCCCCCGCAATGGCGAAGACGACCAGCGGGCCACGCCCGTGGTCGCGTTCCGAGACGCTCTGCCTCGCGAACGAGCAATGTAGTTTATGTCACGGGATCGGCCTGCGGCTCGGGCGCGCCGCTTTGAGTCCGTGCAACTGCGTGCTGCGAGCGATCTTCCGTATTTGCTACAACCGCTATCGCGAGATCGCCGAGAAGGAAAAGTACCTCTCAAGGCCGACTCTCGAGGTAAGCTCCCAAAAGCGCCGCACGCTATGGGGACGTCGCGATGAGGAGTATCTCGCGGACTTCTACCTGGTGAGCAAACGCAACCTTACCGCCCCAGAATGGGACCTGTTTCGGTTCTACTTTCTCCTTGACGTGGACTGGAAGCTTTGCGCAGAAAAGCTCAAACTCGATCGTGGGAATTTCTTCCACGCTGTGTACCGGATCGAGCAACGCCTGGGTAGGATCTTTCGCGATTTGGAGCCTTTTCCGCTCTTTCCTCTCGATGAGTATTTCAGCCCAGCCAGGGCCATCGTACAGCCGACCCCACCTCCGCGCCGGCCAGTACCGGTTCGCTTATCGCACCGGAAGAATGAAACACTCGACTCATGAAAGCAGCGATCTATGCACGCGTCTCGACGCAGGACCAGCAGTGCGAGATGCAATTGACGGACTTGCGGAGCTACGTCGAGAGAATGGGATGGACTGGGGTGGAATACGTCGAGAAGGCGAGTGGCAAGGCTGGGGTGAAGCGGCCGGAACTGGCGAGGCTCATGGCGGATGCACAGCAACGCCGGGTGGATGTGGTCCTGGTGTGGAAACTCGACCGTTTCGGCCGTTCGGTACAGGAGTTCGTCGATCGCGTACTCTTGCTCGATCGCGCCGGAGTACGATTCATCGCCGTGACCCAGGGTATCGACACAGACCAGGGTTCGCCGGCGGGCAAGCTGCTGATGCACATCCTGGCTGCGATCGCCGAGTTCGAGCGTGACCTGATTCGTGAGCGCGTGAAGGCGGGAGTTGCCGAGGCCAAGCGCAAGGGAAAGCACTGCGGACGTCCGAAAAGAGTGTTTCGCCGGGATGAGGCCGTCCGGATGCGAGCGAAAGGTATGAGTTGGCGGGCGATCGAGAAAGCATTGGGGGTTCCCCAGGCGACGATCCGGCTGGCTCTTGGACATTGAGCATGCCGATCCTTGACAATCCAAGGCACGAACAATTCGCTCAACGCGTCGCCGCAGGCGTCAACGCCACCCTGGCCTATATTGCGGCTGGCTACAGCCGAAACGGCGCAGCGCAGTCTGGCGCACGACTGATGCGCGATGCGAGAATCCGCGCCAGAGTAGACGAGATCAAGCGGCACATCGCTGTGAAGCTCACCAATTATTCGATCCGCGAGGTCGATGCGCGCGTCCGGGCCTTGCAGGACCGCTGGGACGGGATGCTACGCATCATCGCCGCCAGAGCTGCGGATCCCGATATCCGAAAGGCGCCAGGCGGCGAGACCGGACTCCTGGTACGGACACTGAAGCAACTCGGCCGGGGGGAAGAGTCTCAAATCGTCGAGGAGTTCGCGCTCGATACCGGCCTACTCAAGGAGTTGCGCGAACACGAGCGCCAGGCGGCGCAGGAGCTTGGACAATGGGCCGAGCGCACCGAGCATTCCGGCGAGGTGACACTGATCGAACAGCGATTGAAAGCGGCGCGGGAACGGATACGGAACGAGAACTGATGTATAGAAGGCTGCGCTCATTCGGACCAGATTGTGAATCCCGATATCGAACTAGCTGAGGAGATCGCGAAGTTCTATGCGGATCCTCTTGGCTTTGTGCTCTTCGCCTATCCGTGGCAGGAGGCGGGACCGCTCGAAAGGAGCACTGGGCCCGACACGTGGCAGCGTGAGTTCCTTCAGGATCTGGGAGGCGAGGTGCGCGGCCGTGCTTTCGATGGCGTCAACGCCGTCCGGCCCATCCGGATGGCAACCGCCTCCGGACACGGTATTGGCAAGAGCACACTCGTGGCGTGGCTGGTGGATTGGATTATGTCGACCCGACCGAACGCCGTGGGAACAATCACGGCGAACACGTTCCCCCAGTTGAGTTCGAAGACGTGGGCGCAGATTCAGCGGTGGACACGGCTTTGCATTACCTCACATTGGTTCACGATCACTGGCACGCGCATGGCGCACCGGCAAGCGCCGGAAACCTGGTTCTGCACACCGCAGACCTGCCGCGAAGAGAACAGCGAATCCTTCGCCGGCCAGCACGCGGCCACTTCAACATCCTTCTACATACTCGATGAGGCATCGGCCATCCCTGAGAGAATCTGGGAAGTCGCGGAAGGTGGATTGACAGACGGCGAGCCAATGATTTTCGCCTTCGGGAACCCAACGCGCAGCCAGGGCAAGTTCCACCGCATCGTGTTCGGCGCCGAGCGCAACCGGTGGTTGCATCGCTCGATCGACTCGCGGACTTCGACGCTGACGAACAAGGCGCAACTCGAGGAATGGGTGAAGGATTATGGCGAGGACAGCGACTTCGTTCGCGTCCGCGTCCGGGGCCTTCCGCCGGCGGCGAGCGATCTCCAGTTCATCGACTCGAACCGGGTGGCGGAGGCGCAACGACGCGAGGCCTTCCATGCGCCGGACGATCCGTTAATTGTGGGCGTCGACGTGGCCAGGGGAGGGGCGGACACGAGCGTAATCCGCTTCCGGCGAGGCCTCGACGCGAGGTCGATTCCTCCGATCCGGATCCCGGGTGAAGAGACACGAGACGCGATGCGCCTGGTCACAGTGCTTACCAACGTGATGGAGACCGAGTACGCCGGAGTGAAGCCTTCGATCGCCTTTGTCGATGGCACGGGCGTTGGAGGGCCGATTGTCGACCGGATGCAGCAGCTTGGGCACCGCAACGTGGTGGAAGTGCAGTTCGGATGGAAGGCGCCGGATGCGCATTACGCAAACATGCGGAGCTGGATGTGGTGGCGTATGAAAGAGTGGCTACAGCACGGCGCCATTGACGTGAGCGACCGGCTGGAGGTGGATCTGACGGCGCCGGGCTACAAGCACGACAAACAGGACCGTGTGGTGTTGGAGGCGAAAGAGGACATGAAGAAGCGGGGGCTGGATTCGCCCGATGATGGCGATGCGCTGGCGCTCACCTTCGCACAGCCGGTGCCGCTGGTGAAAAAAGATAAGCCCTTCGTGGTCGGAATTCGGATGGGAATCGGTGGGTGGATGGCGTGATTCTCGATTCACACGGGCAGCCCCTGCGCAGGGCGATCGGTTTTCTGCTCCAGATGCGGCGGGAAGTTCCGTCCAGACCGATTTTGGTAGACGCGCAAGGAT